CTGCCCGTTGTACTTTTCAATGCCGCCCGCGTTTATCATCTGCGAACGTACCACACGGGGGTCGGGGTTGAACACGTCAAACCACGTTATATTTTTTGCTTCCACACGTACGACCTTGTTGTTGCGGGTTGTGCGCTCCGTCCAATCGGGGTGCATAGCAATCTTGTACGTCTTGCCGTTCTCCTTTGTCTCCTGCAGCCTGCAATCCTCAAAGTGTAGCGGTTCGATAGCCGTTATCTCTCCAAGCGCGTTGTAGATAACGTGAACGGCGAAGCCGTTGAACGTAGCCAAGTCAGCCGCTACCGCTGCCAACAAGCCGTCCCACGTCTCGCCGTTCGGGTTGATAACAGCATCGCCAAGCAATACGTTGTCCAAGCCTTTGCCCGCCAAGAAATCAACGTATCGGCCAAGGCAACTTGTAGCCGTGGAACTACCGCGAACAATATCACGCACAACTTGCGGATAATCGTTGCTCGGCATTCCATACCCCTTTATGCCTATCTTTTGCCACCCGCGTAATTCAACACGCTGTTCGGGTCTGCTCACCTCTGCTGCTTTCATCGTAGATTATTTTTCGCCCTCGCCCTCGGTCTCGCCGTTGGTTTCGGTCTCGTTTTCGTTTGGTTCATTCTCGCCGCCCTCGGTCTCGCCGTTGTTATCGGTTTCGCCGTTGGTTTCGGTCTCGTTGGTTGGCTTTTCGCCCTCGCCGTTGGCTTCTTCGCTGTTGTCGGTCTCGCCGCCATCCTTTGGAGCGTCCTTTGCCTTTACTCTCTTCTCGCAACGCTTTGCCCAATCATCGGGCAACTTGCTAAACAAGTTAGCCTTTGCGGGGAACTTTGCAAGATAGGCTTCGGCTACCTCTGCGGGAACTATTCCCGAATAATACTTGTTTGTGAAAGGAATTACAAGTACGACACCATTCTTGAGCGCGTAATCAACCTTTGGCAAATTCTTGATTTTTTTCATAGTCGAACAAATGATTAAATATTGGTCGCGGTAACAATCTTTGCACCCTGTACCCTTGTGCGGGTACTCCTTACCGAACAAACGATAATAAACGCGGTCAAGATACGCTTTGTCTGCACCCGTAAATCCCGCATCAAAGCGGGGGCGCATTTCTTCCAACGCGCTCTTGACCTCGTTTAGTTTCAATTCTGCCATATTAAGGCTGTGGGGTTCTCAACGAAGCAATGGCCGCATCGGTCGTTGTTTCGTCTGTGTCGTAAATAAAGATGCCGGAAGAGGGTGCAATCTCCTGCAACTTTACCAACCAACCGCCATCGGTGTCCTCGCTGTATGGGTCACGAGTACCCTCTGTTTGGCGCAAACCGCCCTCGTAGCCGTAAACTTGATACTTGGCCTTGCCGTCCGTACCCTTGTGCTTGTTGAACAGAATAACAACAAACTCGCCATTGGCAAGGTTGTCGATAATGTTCTTGCAGACATCGGGGGAGTGGTCGGGTACAAGGAACTGCACATCGTGAGTGACCTTGTTTCGGTACGTTCCCGCTGTGAACGCGGACTGCGTACCCGTGAAAGGAGTTGCGCCCAACTGCTGAATATCGTACGCTTTGCACCCCGTTTTGAGTACAAAGGTCTTGATGATTGCCGCGTTGGTGCTGTCCTTAACGCACGATGCAAAATCCACGTCCTTGCGGTTCATAATCAAGCCATCGGCTTCGATACCGCGCACCTGTGGGTTATCGCAATCGGGGGCGATATTCTGTGCCAAAGCGAAATCGCAATTATTTGCCATATTTTTCGATTTTTATAATTGGGAGGAACTTGCGCCCCTCCCGTGTTAAACAATCTATGCCGCCAAAGGCTTACCAACCGAACTGAACCAAATCGTCCTCGCCGTAGTTGGTGTCGATGTCCGACTTGGCAAAGAGCAAGTTGGTGCGGGTGCGAGTGTCGTACGACAACTCGATGTCGGGAACAAGGTTCTCGTCCGTTGTGCCGATAAACATATTCTCGCGGGAAGCAAGGATAACACGATATGGGTTGTTCCACTTTGTGCCATCGTTCTCATACTTGTTGATGCAGTAGTCCCACTCGGGCAATACCTCGATTTGGACACCATCGTACTCGGAGATATGCACACCACGCGCAACGTTCTCAAACGGAATAGTTGCGTGATACTGCGCGTTGTAGTCCTTGCGCAATGCTTGGAACATCAAGTTGGTCATCTTCAACTTGCCGCCGTTGGCAACGATACGGCTGTCAGCGTCCTGCAACAAAGTCTCGATGAAAGTAGTAGCGACACCCGAAACGGCGGCGGCTGCTTTCTGTGCTGCGTACGATGCAGCACCATTGACAGCGGAGAAGTCGGTCAGTTTGTTGCTGTCGTTGGTGATGATGGTGGCGGCTTTCTTGAACAAGCCATCGCAAATCTGGATTAAATCCAAATCTGTGCCGTTGGTAATGACACCACCGCCCGAAACGTGGTCGGCTGCTTTATCGCCAAAGAAACCAATGCGCCACATTGCCTCGCGCAAAGCGTTAGAAACAAGCGGGAGGATAATTTCCTCGGCGATACGAGTACCTGTGATGTCTGGCTGACGTGTACCCGTGTTGAGTTCGCCCTGCAAAATGCCGTTCTTGAAGCAATCGTTTACGGCTGCCTTGAACGCATCGGCGCAAATCTCGATTGGTACGTTGTACTCGCCAAAGTTCCAAGATTTCTCTGCGCCCGTGAGGGTCAATGACGCATAGGTTGGGTTGCAGTTGCCGCCTTTCTTCGCAACGGGAACGGCTGCAAGCATATTCAACCAATCCATCTTGCCGCCATTCTTCTGTCCCGTCTTAATGGACACAACGGCAGACAAATCGCTCTCCTTGAAAGCGGTTGTGAAAAGCAACTCTGCAAGGCGGCGGATTGCTCCATTATCGCCCGTCAAAGTGTTGAAGTTTACAAATGCCATAATTTGTTAATATTTAATAAGTTAAACACTCGCGTTATTTGCGGATACCCAAACGCTCACGGATGCGGTCACCCTCTGCGTGGATTTGCTCGGCCTTATCGCTTACGATTGTAGGCTGCTGTGGGTTCTTTTCCTGTGGCTTCTGTCCACGGAAAGCACGGAACTTGCCGCCCAAAAGGTCTTTGAGGTTAGCCAAACCGCCCAACTCCTTAACGAAAGCGACAATCTCCTTGTCGGCTTCGTCTGTCTGTTCCTCGGCGGGTTTCTGTTCGCCACCCTCCAACTTCGCCAAACGTGCTTCCACGTCTGCCAACTTGGTTTCAAGAGCGGCCAAACGAGTTGCGGTTTCCTCGTCAATCTCGGCTTTCTTTGCGTCACCCTCTCCACCCTCGGCGGGTTTCTCGACAGCGGTAATAACTCCGTCCTCGATAACGATAGTAACACCATCGTCCAAGACGAAAGTACCATCTGGTCGCGCTGTCACACCGACCTCGGGTACGCCCGTCTCGTTGTCAATCTCAACTTCGACCCCGTCCACACTTGTGCGGATAAAGTCGGCAAACAAACGCTGCAATACGTTGCCCGTCTGCTTGACTTTTGCATTGATTTTCTTCATTTTACAACTATTTTTAGACGCGGCGCGTGCGGTCTTGTGTTCCTCTACACCGCTAATAAGTCCAAGTTCGATTGCTCGTTCTGTGCCAAACCATTTCTCGCTCTGCATCTGCGTGCGGATAATGTCCTCGGCAATGCCCGTTCGCTCAACCATAACCGCGACAATCTTGTCTTCCTCGGCTTTGGTTTCCTCGCGGGTCTTTTCGACTTGCTGCTTGATTTTTTCCAAGTTCTCGGCGGTCAGTCGTTCGTACATATCGCCCGAAATGTAGCCAACCTCGGGAAAATGCACCAAAAAACTTGCATCTGGGGTTGCCTTGCGGTTCTCCTTTGTGGCTGCAAGAATAACAACACTCGCCATTGAAGCGCAAACACCCTCAACGATTGCTTTGATAGCGTGGCCGCTCTGCTGACGCAAAAGGTCATAGATTGCCCACCCTGCCATAACATCGCCGCCGTACGAATTGACGTGCAAAACGATGTCCTCGCCGTCCTTAACGGATTTCAACTTCTCTTGCACCTCGTCCGTGGCATAATTTGAAATGTCGGAATACAGAAAAATGTCCATTTTCGATAAAATTTTTGCAAAAATAAAAATATTATTTTTAACGCTTGCTTAATTGGTTGATTTTTAGCGTTTTTCTCATTATACGCTTGCCAATCTATCAATAGCATCGACTCTTTTTTGCCCCTCGTTGATGTCCACAACTGAAACAGCAATTTTCAAGTCCTCGATAGCCGCCCGCAAACTATCTCCAAAAATACTTGGCTCTGCGTTGTTCATCGTTACTCCACCAACTTGCGGGGTTGCTGCTGCTCCAATAGCGTTCATCGCGGCCAACTCATTGGCAAACATAGCGGTTGCGGCTGCATTGATAACACTTTCGCCGTTGCTTATTCTTGCAACGATGCTGTCACTCGTTCCCGTTCCCGCGCCTTGTATGCCGACAGCACCCGTGGCGAACTTTGCCGATTTTACGGTAGAAATGGCTGTGGCTACGTTAGCCAATACCGTTGCAATAGTAGTCGCAATGGCTACAAGGTTAGCGGGGTAAGGTACGCTTTGCGCTTGCGCCGTACCTGCTGCAATAGCCTTGCCCGTGTTGATGGCGATTTCTCCCAAAGCCATAACCTTTGACAATTTGGCAAAGGTCTTATTGCTTTCTCCCATAGCGGACAACGCTTTGGAGAAACCACCTGCAAGACTTTCAACGACTTGCCGCTTGGCTTGCTGCACCGCGATTTCTGTGTCTGCAAGTTTCTTTTGCGCTGCAACATATTCGGCTTGCGCTTGCAGTTGGCGGGCGCGAAATTCCTCGTTGGTTTCGTCCTCCATTTGGTGCATAGCGTCCAACGCTTGTTTTTTCTGCTCCAATTCGATTTGCGCTTGCTCCACGGAGTTGTTGGCGGCTGCTGCCATTCGTTCCGCATAGTCATTGGCTATGCGTTGCGCTTCCTCCTTGCTGTTCTTCTCGCGTTGCGCTTTCTGTGCATCGGAAAAGTTCTGCTCTGCTTGCAAAATAGCGTCTTGCGCTGCAATCTGTCTTGCTCGGAATTGTTCAGCGGTTTCGTCCTCTCCCTGCTGCAACGCGGCGGCTCTCTGCTTCTGCAACTCCAACTCCAAGCGCGTGCGCTCGGTTGCGTCCTTGCCAACCTTTTGCAGCATTTCGGCATAGTCATTTTCAAGCCGTTGCAGTTCCTCGGCTCTTACACGTTCGCTTTGTT